GATTTGACGTGCGACCCAGTCAAACTCAATGTTGTCTATGATGTGTTCATGAAGAAGGAGTGGCTTAAGGTCACAAAGATTGCTGCTGGACGCATTCGTAGTATTTGGGCTGGTATGCTTGTGTTAAGTGTTTGCCAGAGAATGGTTTATCGTCCTCTCGTAAAAACCATGATGAGAGAGCAACAATCCACACCCATTCGAGTTGGAATGGCCCCGATAAGGGGCAATCTAGCTAGTATGTTTCAAGGTTTGGAAAATTGTTTTACTTTTCGTGGTGATTATGAGGCGATGGATTTAACAATGCCGGAAGAAATCATACGGTTTGACTATGAACTGGCGGACATTTTGTCCAAAGAAGGAGCTGCATCTGACAACAAAGAGCTGCTCAATCTGCGCAAGTTTATATCCGATGTTGTTGCTGGGCCAAAGATAATTAGGATTGGTTCCGGGATATATAAAGCCGATATAGGTGGGCGCAATCCGTCTGGTCATGATCTAACGACCTACATTAATAGTATGACTAATCTTGTAGAGACGATAGTTTGTAACTTTGCGGAGGTGCCAACCCTTGAAGTTTTGTCGTCCTGGATTTTCAGCAAGTTTTGTCCCAACAAGTTCGGCGATGATAGTATGGATGCCTATCGTTGCGCATTCGATCACGATGCTTTTGTAAGAAGAGTACGTGAGCGTTTTGGTCAACATATAAAAGGTGATAGTGCAGAGAATTGTGGTTTTGGTATGGAAAAGTCAGAGTTTATAGGATATAAGTGTGATGTGCAATCCCCGATTGGTGTGTCTTTCGATAGATGGATAAAATCAGTCATGGGATTCCTTTACCCTTTTTCTAAAAGCGATGATCATGTTCAAATCGTTAACCATTTTAATTCGCTGTACATTACTGCTTATGGTACCGGCCGCCAAAAAGTTGTTTTGGAGGACTTGCGTCAGCAGGTCATCCAGCATCTTAGAGATGGTGGTGCCGAGCATATGGTGAACAGAATAATCACTGAAATTCAGGTATTAGCAATGTGGACCGGAAACGAAAGCGGACTCGACACGGGAGTGTCGATAAGTGGTGATTTTGATGGCCAAGGTTTACTCAGAACAGTATTGGTCGCAGCAGAGGGAAAACATGTTGAAGGAGGCGGATCAAACCGTCAACCCAACCTTGTCTCGACAGGGTGGGGATCTCTTTCACGCGTTCAGCAAAGCAGTGGTACCGACACTAAGTACGATAGTAAAGGGCGTGCGAAAGCTAGCCCCCAGCCTCAGTCAACGAAGTGCTTACAATCGTCAAAACCAGTCAGTGCGCCAGATACACAAGGACGAGTCGCTGCGAACACGAAACAAACAGCGACAACAACAACAACAACAACAACAACAACAACAACAACAACAACAACTTCCCAGACGGCCAGCAGTCGTGTTACCGCTGTCAGTCCTCAAAGAGAAGTTTGCGTGGAAACCAAGAAAACTTATGCCCAAGTTGTTGCCGGGAAGCCGCAAGGCATCCCAGCCGCAGCGAAGAAACCTAAGCAGGGCCAAGCAAAGCAGCGTACCGCCGCAGCTAAGGCTAGGCAAGCTAGGAAGAATAAGAAAGTCTCGGAAAGACGTAAACAACGTAGGAAAGCGAACGGTGGCGAAAGCGCCGATAAACGATCCAATGCCTCCGAAAGGAAAGAAAGCAAAACCGAAGAAACAGGCCAAAGGGAAAAAGAAAGCCAAAAACAAAGCAATGGTGGGATCGCGCAGTAATAGGCGCGTCATTACGCCACCTGTTGCGTTTGGGCTGTCGATTGGAACAGGCCCCGGTGTCATATTCGAGGGGAGAGGCGAGATCTTGAAAATTACTTTTCGAGTTAAAATCTTGACTGTCTTCTTAGCGTACGACACTACGGGTCTTCCGACGCTTCAGTTGTGGACGAACAATAGTCATAATGTCCTTGGGAGTTATTTCTTAGGGCCAAATTATTACTATATGCCGGAACCAATTGATCCGTTTATTCGACGGTTCATGCGCATAAGGTGGCTTAAAGCATGTTTTGAGTATACTCCTAGAGTAGCTGGTGGTACTAGTAGCGGCAATGCAATCACGTGGGCGTGGATGGAGGACTGTTGTGGTCCTTCTGCCCGTGGGTATCCGTATGTGTCGGGACAAGGCTTTTGGCCCGAGGAGGAAGACTTGGCAGAGATCTCTGGATCACGCCAGTTTCCCGCCTGGGAGCCTTCTGAATGTCTCGATGTGTCGAAAACTTTAGATAGCAAGTCGTGGCTTTATACTGCCGGTCCAGATTTTGGTCAGGCTTTTGACATAGCTGATGTGTCAGCAAACCAGCGACAATATTATCCTGGCGTCCTTTTGGTCGCCGGGAATGATAATGCGCATGGTACGGCTAGCACACAGGCTGTGCAGGGGTCTATTTGGCTGAATTGTACTATAGAGTTGAAGGATTTGGTGCCGCCCGTTACGCAGACTGTTTCCGCAGTTGGCCCTTCCAAAACGAAAGTGGAGGAAGAAAAACAACCTAAACGCGTTTTTGTCCCTATAGACAGATCCGCATGTAAAGTTGTAGCTAGCAGTGTCAAACGGTAAGTGTTTCTGGGTGGTGGGGCAGGTTGAAAGGGGTATCACGAACCCCCCCCAACTAGTGCGCGTGTATTTGCGATATAACCGTAGGAGGAGTTACGATAGCTCCCCCCGTAGTGTCATAATAGGGATGTGCTTTA